ACTTCCTGACACAGCCCCTGCAGGAGCGAAAGCTCTAGCCCAGTGGTTGACACTTGAAGGTAGGCGTTCCTCACTGGTGGAGTGGCTAGGGCAGTGCGGTGAAGATTTAAGGATACACGGCAGCATCAACAACATTGGAGCATGGACAGGAAGATGTTCTCACAAAGATCCTAACACAGCTAACATAGCTTCACCTTTTCACGGTGATGCAAAGACTGCAGTGGAACAAGTAAAGAAACAATATGATCTACACTTACGTGCTTGTTGGACTGTACCATCAGGCTCTTGGTTAGTTGGTACGGATGCTGATGGTATCCAGTTACGTGTGTTAGCTGACTATCTTTGGAGGCACTTTGAAGCAGATCAATATGCTCAAGCTATAATGACAGGCAAAAAGGAGGACGAAACAGATATCCACAACGTAAACAAGAAAGCTTTAAATGTTCCTAATGGTACGAGGGATATGGCAAAGACTTTTATTTATGCTTGGCTATTGGGGGCAGGGGTAGCAAAGACAGGACAAATACTTAACGTAAGTATGAAGGATGCACAGGATGCCAGAACTCGTTTTGAAATGAGTATTGATGGTTTGTATAATCTTAAGAACCAACTTGTACCCTATGTTGCAGAGCAAGGATACTTTACTGGATATGATGGACGTAAAGTTCCAGTACCCAACGCACACAAAACACTGGCAGGTATGTTACAAAATGGTGAGGCTTGTTTGATGAAGCACAGTCTAATCAAGTGGCACGACAAAGCTAGACAGGAGGGTATCAACTTTAAGATGGTTGGTTTTATTCATGACGAATATCAAGTGGAGGTAACTGGTACAGAGGAAGAAGCTAAAAGGTTAGGTCAGATACAAGCTGACTGCATGTTAGAAACTGGGGAAGAATTAGGGTTTAAGATACCCACGCCAGGGTCTTACGACATAGGAAAAAATTGGGCTGAAACCCATTGACAACCTATATTTCAAACACTATGTATTACAGTATTAATGTTTAAAGGAGGGCAACATGCCATCAACACAAATGGATATCAAGGGAACAATCGAGTGGGCAAAAGTATTTGAGTCCAACCGTGACCAAAACGAATGGAATAGGGAAACAAACGGTGAGTACAAAGTAACTGTAATCACTGACAAGAAAACTGCTAAGGCTCTTGTTGATGCAGGGTGTAAGAAAAAGATTGAAGAAGTAGAAGGTGGTCACAAGATTACTGTGTCACGTCCTCATACTGGCGCACAGGATTGGATGGGTGGATCACCTATCGTAGCCGATGTTACTGGTAAGTCTTGGGATCTTCAAGAAAAAGGTCTTATTGGTAATGGTAGTAAGGGAATAGTTAAGGTTGAAGTGTACCCCACAAAAATGGGAACTGGTACACGATTGGTTGGACTTCAAGTCCTAGATCATGTGGTCTATGAATCAGAAGGTGGTAACTCCCAACCACGTCAAATGTTTCAAGATCATTCAAAGAGTTCTGGAGGTTCTAAATCTTCCTCCCAACAAGAACCACAGGACTCAATCCCCTTCTAGGTTTTTCAATAATCCTTTCTCCCTAGAAGAATTAGCCCTCACCTTTTCTCACTTTTAGGTGGGGGCTTTTATAAATAAAAAGGTAAGACCATGAAAAATATAAACACACTCGTAAAAGATATGGAGGAAACCATCCAAGGATTAAACGGATGGGATCATTTAATAAGTCTTAAAATGAGTGAACGAATAGCTAAGGCAGCTACCTCAAGATTCAGAGCACCACAAAAACCAAGAAGATATTTGTCGTTCTCTTCTATTGGTAGCCCTTGTAAAAGAAAACTTTGGTATAAAATAAACGAACCTGCAGCGAGTAAACCTGCTTCTCCATCAGATTTACTTAAGTTCTTCTATGGCGATATGATTGAGGAATTAGCACTCTCTATTGCTGAAGCGTCTGGTCACCGTGTTGAAGGACAACAGGATCGTTTAATCATCAATGACTTAGCAGGTCACAGGGATGCGGTGATTGATGGTATGACAGTGGATGTTAAGTCTGCTTCCCCTTACTCGTTCAAGAAGTTTGCTGAGGGTAGCTTAAGGGATAATGATCCCTTTGGTTATATCAGTCAGCTTAGTTCTTATGTGTATGCTGCTAGGACTGATCCACTGGTAAAGAATAAAACACACGGAGCTTTTCTTGTTGTTGATAAAGTAGGGGGAGGTATATGCTTAGATGTGTATGACTTCTCTGAAGAGATAGAACAAAAAGAAAAAGAGATAGAGCAAGCAAAGACAATGGTATCGGGTGATATTCCTGATAGAGGATACGAACCAGTTCCTCAATCAGCAACAAGCCCTAACAAAAAGCTTCACCCCTCTTGTGGGTTTTGTGAGTTTAACAAGAAGTGTTGGCCTGAGACAAGACGGTTTGTTTATAAAACAGGTGACGTGCTTTTGGTTGACGTTGTTAAACAGCCAAACGTACCAGAAGACTTTACCTATCATGACCAAGAATAAGTATAGAGCATCAGCAATTAAAGCAGGGTATCGCTCAGGCTTTGAAGATGATGTTGCTAATGAACTACGTTCAAAAGAAGTAGGCTTTGAGTACGAAAAAAATAAGATCAAGTGGGTTGACATAAAGATCAGAACGTATACACCTGACTTCGTTTTAGACAACGGTATTATCATAGAAACAAAAGGACGTTTTGTTGCTAATGATAGACGTAAGCATAAAGAGATAGCAAAACAATTTCCTGAACTCGATATTCGTTTTGTTTTTCAGAACAGTAGAGCCAAACTTTACAAAGGTGCTAAGTCTTCTTACGGAGATTGGTGCAAGAAGTATGGCTTTCAATACGCAGATAAATCTATTCCTGATGAATGGACAAAAGAATAGATTGACGTAAAAAATTTAGCCTATATAACTTGGAGGTTCTCGTGTTGTTTGAATTAACAATACTATTAGACGTAGATCCTGAAGCAAACTTTATTGCTTCGGATAGTGTAACAAAGAGTCTTGAAGAAAGAATTCAAGATACCATATATGATGTAGATGATGTTAAGATAATTGAAATAGATGCAAAGGAGAAATAATGTTAACAGGAAAAGACTTAGAAGACATGGGATACTTTGAAGCCTTTCAAACAACAGAACCAATTAAGCTAGAAGACTACGCTGAGTGGGTAGAAAATAAAATGATTACCACTGGTGATAAAAGATTTTTAGAAAACACTATGGGTCTAATAGGAGAGACAGGAGAGTTCTTTGAAAAGTTAAAGAAGCACAAAAGAGATGATACACCACTGGATAAGCAAGGTGTTACACTTGAAGCAGGTGACATGTTCTTTTACTTTCAAGCTATCCTTAATCTTTTGGATATAAAATTAGAAGATGTTATTAAAGAGAACATGAAGAAGCTAGATAGCAGAGAGAAGCGTGGAACAATAAAAGGATCGGGAGATTACAGATGAACATACCAAACGTAGAACAGGATTATGGACCAACCCTAGAAGTTTCAAAGAGGGTTCACGAGGAAAAATATAGAGGTCAGGGAGAAACATTTAAAGATGCTATGACTCGTGTAGCAGAGGCTCTTAAAGATAACGAGGGTCACTTTAACAACTTCAGAACAATATTATACAATCAAAGATTCTTACCTGCAGGGAGGGTGCAGTCTGCTATGGGAGCACCAAGACGTGTAACCCCTTACAACTGTTTTGTTTCTACTACTATTGAAGATAGTATGGACGGTATCATGGACGCTGCAAGACGTGCAGCAGAAACAATGCGATTAGGTGGTGGCATTGGCTATGACTTCTCTACTCTACGTCCTAGAGGTGCTCTGATTAAATCTTTGGAATCAAAGTCCTCTGGTCCTTTATCTTTTATGGGTATCTTTGATGCAGTCTGTAAGACCATTGCTTCTGCAGGTCACAGACGTGGAGCACAGATGGGTGTACTACGTGTTGACCATCCTGATATTGAAGAGTTTGTTACAGCAAAAAATAACATGACTGCACTGACAGACTTTAATATTAGTGTTGGTGTTACTGACAAGTTTATGACTGCTGTAAAGGAAGGAACTGACTTTGATCTAGTCTTTAACGGAGAGGTGCGTAAGACAGTTGATGCTCGTGCTCTTTGGGATAAAATCATGAGAAGCACATGGGATTGGGCAGAACCTGGAATCCTTTTTATTGATCGTATTAATAAGAAGAATAATCTACACTACTGTGAAACAATAGCAGCAACAAATCCTTGTGGTGAGCAACCACTACCACCTAACGGTGCATGTCTTCTTGGTTCTTTTAACTTAGTTAAATATGTTATTGAGCACGATGGTAAGTACGTGTTCAACATGAAGCAAGTACGTAATGACATACCTCATGTTGTCAAAGCAATGGACAACGTTGTAGACATAGCAACCTATCCAATGAAGGAACAGGAGCTAGAAGCTAAAAGTAAAAGGCGTATGGGTTTAGGTATCACCGGAGTTGCTAACGCTATTGAAGCACTAGGTTTTGAGTATGGCAGTGATCGTTTCTTACAAACTCTAGAAGAAATAATGGGTGTTATAAGAGATGTAGCTTACACAAGCTCTGTTGAACTTGCTATTGAGAAGGGTGCTTTTCCTCTTTTTAGAAGAGAGTACCTTGACTCTGAATTTGCAAAGACGTTGCCCGATCATATCAGAAACTTAATTAGTGAATACGGTATTCGCAACAGTCACTTACTATCTGTAGCTCCAACAGGAACAATAAGTTTATCAGCAGACAATGTTTCATCTGGTATTGAACCACCCTTCAGTCTTTTTTATGACAGAAAGATTCAAGAGTTTGATGGTGAAAGAACTGTAAGAGTAGAGGACTACGGCTATAGTGTCTTTAAAGTAGAGGGTAAAACAGCTAACGAACTATCAGTCTTTGACCACGTTAAAGTTCTTAATGTTGCTTCTAAGTTTGTTGACAGTGCTTGCAGTAAAACTTGTAATGTTGGTGATGATGTAACCTGGGAAGACTTTAAAAAGATTTACATGGATGCCTATGATGGTGGTGCTTCAGGATGCACAACTTTTAGAGCGTCAGGTAAACGCATGGGTATTCTTACAGCTTCATACTCAGAAGACGTAGCAGAAGAAAATGACATTGAAGAGACTCAGGACTTTGTGGATGAAGGTGGTGCTTGTTACTTCGATCCTGCCACAGGGCTTCGTAAGTGTGAATGAGTATTCCTCATGTTCGTAGAAGGATTGCTCCTAGATATGGGAGTACTCCTTCACCTTGCATAAAGGTTTGCAAAATAGATGATGATGGTTTTTGCTTAGGCTGTAAAAGAACTGTTGACGAAATAAGGGATTGGATTATAATGTCTGACTATGAGCAAGAACTTCTACTATGTGAGCTAAAACGGAGGCAGTATGTACAGAAGAAAATTTAGAGCAGATGTTTATAACGAGGTCAACGAACCCTCAAAGCAAGCCCTCATAAAATATTTAAAATCAGAAGGGCATGAAATATTATCAACAGAAGAAGATTATAATGCTGATGTTGTTTCAATGAAAGATGGCGAAACTTACTATCATGAAGTGGAACGTAAAGCACAGTGGGGTGAAGACTACTTAGGTAACAGAGGGTTTACTCTACTACCTGACAGTCGTTGGCCTTCTGAATGGGAAGAAGTTAGAATACCAGGCAGAAAACAAAGGTTAGTTAAAAAGTATCAAGACAAAATAGACAACTTGTTTTTCTACGTTCTTAACTGTGAGTATACTAAAGCTTGGAAAATAAAAGGAAGTCAGATGACTGATGATGTTATTAAGAAACCTTCCTTTGCAAGAGTTGACAGGCGAGAAACATTTTATCATATCCCTTATACTGAAGCAGAATTAATTATCATAGATAAGGAGAGTCATGACAGACAAACGTAAACAGGTTGGTGGTACACACTATCAAAATCTTGCAATAGAACCTATTGATTATATTCTAGCAAACGAATTAGATTTCTGTGAAGGTAATGTTATTAAGTATGTATCTCGTTGGAAAAGCAAAGGGGGTATACAAGACCTACGTAAAGCTGCTCAAAATATAGAGTTCTTGATAGAAAGAGCAGAAGAAGAAAATGAGTAATAAAAATAAAAAAACCCTTGAGCAAGAAGCCCAAGAGTTTATTCAATCAGAGATTCCTACAGGTGATGTACCTAGTAGGGATTACTTTGCAGGTGCTGCACTATCGGGTTTGTTAGCATCTGGAAAGTATATGCGGTCAGACGAGATCGTTAATCAAGCATTTTGTTTCTCCTGTCTTATGCTTGATCACAAAAAAAACAAAGACAAATCGTCTTAAACTAAAACCCTCAGTTAAGTCTGGGGGTTTTTTTTATTCTATCCCCAACCTTTTACCTGTTCCTCTAATATCTTTCTGGAATCTTTTTACCATATCCTCAAGTATGTAAAGTTGGTTTACGTCCAGATCAAACAAATCTTTTTCAGAAACGTCAAAGTATTCCAAAGCTTTTCTTAAACTTTGTTTTGAGCTTGCACCTTTTATAGAAAAGATAAGACTTGTTTTCTTTTCATCTGGATCTAAAGACTTTTTAAGTACTTTTTTAGTATTCTTATTAGCTACTCTTAAGATAGCTTTAACAGAGTTTTGTTTTTCTTTTAAAGACATACTATCCCAATCATTATTATAAAGAACAACATCAGCTAACATTTCTATCTGAGGTCTTACATATTTATTATAATGATTGATAGCTTCAGGAGATTTGTTTCTTATTCCTGTATCCCATTCAGGTCTACCAATATCGTTAAAAAGCTTTTGAATTGTTGAAGAAGGTTGAACCTCTCGATAACCTACAAGCTTTCCTATAGGCACAGGCATAGGCTCGTCTGACAAAGCTTTTTCCTTTTTGTCTTTACCTTCTTTTATACTAGAAAAAATTTCGTCTGTGTATCTCAATGAATCATTAATCCATTTAGTTCCTTGTTTCTTATCTACTACTTCGTAGTCCTCTCCTTTAAGCATGGCAATAGTTTGATTAACTGGTTCAAGTCTTCTCGTAAAACCAGATACGTACTGGGATACAATCTCACCTAAGAACTGCCCTGTTAAATCAAGAACCTCTTGATCTTCAAGATCTGCAGCTATCTGAAAACCTTTTATTACCGCACCATATGCGTCTCCAAAGTCTCTTGTTAAAGCACGAGTACCAAAGTTGTCACCAAAAGCTTTGAGTAAATCTTGAGGAACTGCACCATCTCTGACTAAGTGTGCTCCCATTCTACCCATTAACATTGGTACATTTCTTGGATATTCATAAAGGTAACTTCTTACAGAACCATCTGCATCTCTATCTTCGTACCAAGCAAGACCCTCTTCTAGGTTCTGCATTTGTTTATAAGTTCCTATAGCAAGAGCACTATACCCTACTGCTGATTTAGTTATCAGATCTAAAGTGTCTCTCTTCTGTGCTGCTTCCCCACCTGCTCTTGTCACATATTTATTAATCAAACTAATACCAGAATGATCAAACATAAAAGCTACACTGTTATTCCAGAACTGACCAAACGGAGCAAGAACTCCTATCCCTGGAACGTTTCTTACCTCTTCTATTCCGTTGGCTAACTTCTGTAAGTAACCATCATTACCACCATACTTCTTTGAGAAGGTGTTACGTAAAGCATCTTGAACTGCTCTAGCTTCTATCTCTGCAAACTCTTTAAACATGTCTGTTCCAGGTTGTGATAAATACTTTACTAGTTCATCATCCTGTAAGAACTCCGCAAAAGTTTTTCCGTATTTTATTCTTACTTGTTTGTCTATTGCGTAAGCAAACTCTTGAGTCTTTGTAATAAAATCCTGAGCTTTAACAGCGTACAAAGTTTCAAACATTTCATTAGTTTTTTGAACAAAGTTTTTATCTTTTATTTTGTCAGGGTTTAACTCAAACTCGTCAAGTATACCTTTGACTTCAACACCACCATTAAGATACCTAAATATTTCTCTTTGTGCCTCTGGTCTTACAGCCATGTAATCTAGAATTGTGTCCTTTGTTCCGTAAGGATCAACCATGTTTCTGACCTTCTGTCTTTGAAGATCCATCATAGACACAGCCATCTTTTTATATTTAGCAGCATCCTCTGTATTACCTGCAACAGTTTTAATTAGAGCATTACCACTATACAGTGAGGCTCTAATCATATCAGAAATACTCTGGTTTATGGTAGCGGCTTTCCAACCAAGTATGTTTAATGCTGTTGTTCCGGGGTGTGTAATAATAGATCTTATCAAAAGACTTTGAAAGTCTATTGCACCTGTCTTTACTTTTTCGTAAGTAGTTTTATTAACAGGATCTACTATAGCATCTGCTATTTGTTCAGGAGATGGATCTTCTAATCCAAGTTTAGTAAACAACTGCTTACCTTGTGATTTAACTTGAAGTATTCTTCCACCTTCTGAAACAGCAGCAGCATCTAATTTTATAAACTCTTCAAAGTTAAAATCTTTTAGTTGATCTGATGACTGCTTTAAAATATCGTAAGCTTCAAGAACAATTTTTTTGTTTTCTTTTGACAGATCCTCAAAAGCATTTCCTAAAAAATCTGTGAAGTTCATATCAAAAGGCTGTCTGTACCCTGCTTTTGCTAGTATCTGAACAAGACCTTCAAACCCTGCAGCGTCTGTCCTTTCTAGTTGAGCATCCTTCTTACCGTTAAAAAACATAACAGCAAAATCAGTATCATAGTCAATAGAAGCTTTGGGATCATCAGAAACTTTAGCTAACTCTTTACCGTCTGCAACTTTCTGTGCCCACCTACTAGTGCTTTCCTTAAGCTTAAGTAATGCTTGAGTTACGTCACCACTAGCAAGTATTTCTTTTCTTCGTTTCTTTGATACACTGTTAAGAGTGTTATCTAAATCTTTTTGAATCTCTGAGGATCGATGTAACTCAATTGAAGCAAGAGGTATATTCTTTTTCTTACTTACAGCAATAAGACCTAACTGCAATCCACCACCAAGAGCACCAGTTGCTGTTGATAAACCTGCTTGAAAAAAATCTAGATCATCTTTAAATCCTGAAGTAACCTCAGCTTGTTGTTGTGTAAGATCAACACCACCTGCAGCAGCCATGTCAAAACCAAGGCTACCATATATAGCTTTTCTGTCTGCTTTATCTAGTATTACTTTTCTTTTAGATTTTTGAAGAGCCTGTTGTAAAGCTCTCTGTGTTGTTTCTCTTTGTATTCTTTCAACAGCAGTTTTCTTTAATCCTTGTTTAGCAGCGTTGTTAGCAGCTAGTCTACCTGCTCTAAAAGCTACTTGCTTTGCACCTTGTATTGCTACTCTAGAACCACCTGCAGCAAACAACTTACCTACACCAAGAGACACTAAGTTTACCGGGTCAACAACAATAGCTCTTGCGTAATCACCTACAGCATCTAGCTTCTCTCCTAGTGTCCTGTCCTTACTGAAAGCACCACCAAGACTATCAAACAACTTGTAAGCTTGAGCAGCCTTTGCACGTCTAGCATCAAGCTCGTCACCTTCCCCTGAGTTAAGATGTGTCAACTCAGTAAGAGCAACAACAGATTGACCTGCGTTAAACTTTCTCATTTGGTTTATGTAAGAGTCAATAATCTTTCTTTTGTCGTACTCAGTTTCTTCCATGCCGAATCGATCAGACATATAATCTTTAATGACGTTGTAGTTATCATCAAGTGATAACGTTTCAATAAGAGAAAGACCCTCCTGCTTTTCTATTTCAGGGGGTCTTTCCGTACCTCCACCTCCCTGGAAGTACTCATCTATTTGTTTTTGACGTTCTTGGTAAGTACTCATTCTTGTTCCGTAACCTCAAAAAGTTCAGCAGTTCCGTCTGGAAAGTAAGCCGTGTTTGATAGAGCCGCCCTGTAAGTTGGTCTGGTATTAAACCAGTTCTGAGCAATGTCTGGATGTACTAACATTAGTTGGTAATAATATTGATAAGGATCACTGCTGTATTCTCTTTGTATTTTTAAAAGCTCTTGATAATTTTGATCAATTTGATTTTCTATTTCTTCATTTGAAGCATCTGCTTTTTTAGCAAGCAAGTCCTGCATTTCATTTTCTATCCAAGTATCATACGACTTATATATTTGATCTCTTGCATCAGTAAGCAATTCTCTGTCACCTCCTGATAAAAGACCTAGATCTATTTTAGTTCTTGAATCTTCTTTTCTTCCCTTTACAGGTGAAGCAGACAGACTAGCAAAAACATCAGCACCAGTTACGTCACCAAAGATACTCTCAGAATATGCGTCATACATAATATCTTGTGATGATTTTTCACCAAACATTTTTTGTAGTAAGTTCTGCTCAACCTGCTCTGGCCTTTCTCCCATATCTCCTTTTACAAAGTAAGGAGTAGCTTTCTTAATTAACTCTGAAGGGTTTAGATCAGCTCCTTCAAAGTCTGAAGCAACTTCAACAGCTTGTTTAAGAATACTTGATGTAAGTCTACCCTCTTCCTCTGCTGCTTGTGCAGCTTTAGCAAGTCTAAGAACTTCTCTTGGGTTGTCTATAAGCATAGCATTAATAGACCTGTCATCTAGATCTTTAGACTGTAAGTAATCAACAGACCTCTCAAGTAAATCACGAAACTTATTTACTTCTTGCCTACGTTCAATGCCACGTTGGGTAAGGTACTCTTTTATCTTATCCTTTTTTTCTCTTGTGTACTTCCTGTTTTCTTTCATGTCCTCAGCTAAACCGCCAAGGAAAGCACCTGTTCTAACCCTACCAAAAAAACTCATGTTACTACCTCGCCATCAAACCTTTAGGTTTATCTTCAACAACAATGTCATCATCGTTCATCATATTAGACTCTTCGTCAGGTTCTTCGCTAGGCTCTGCTTCTGATGTTGCTGTTTCACTTATTTCTTTTAATAATTCAAAACCCTTGTCACGTTCTTCTTCAGGAGTTTTTTCCACAGCCCTCACCAACATAGCGGCTTTTTCTGCTGCTGATAATTCTTCAGTATCAAAAGTTTCTCTGTATTCTATACCTGCAGCGTCAGCCATTTTCATTACTGCTTTACGTACTGTACGTTCAGCCAACAAACCCTTATCAATATCGTGTACACCTTTTCCTACTGCTCCTGTCATCATTGAATCAGTAAGAACTTTTACTGGTATACCCATATCAAGAGCGTAGAAAAGATTGTCTATTACTTCCGGGTCAGAGATTCTATCAAGATGGTATCTTATCACCTCGTTAGGTTCTGATATTTCTGGCGGTCTTTCCCAAGGATAATTCTTTGGTTCATCTGTTAATGCTTGTCCTGGGATAGGTCTGTTAAATAGCTCAGACATTATTCGTCACCTCTGTAAAATTTAATGATACTTCCTACTGTAGCATTACCATCGTCACCTGCCCACTTAGGATTTGCATTTAGTTCTTTACTTCCCTTTTTGTACACTACAAAATTTTTGTCTTTGTCTCTTGCTGAAGGTGCAGCAATCAACAGACCTAAAGGAACAGACCCATTGTAGTCTGCGTAATTCCATCGATCTAAATATTTTTCTAGAGCGTTTAGCTGATCTACTGGATTCTTAGAACTGTTTAATTTTTTAAGATTAATCCCTGCTTCTTTAGCAGGTGCTGCTAATATTTGAAACATGTTCTTTGCTGCAGGGTTAGTCATAAGACTACTTTCTTTAGCACCAACCATAAGTATTTCACGTTCAGATATACCATACTTTTCTGATAGCTCTGTCAACTTAGCAGAAAATCTTTCGTTTTCTTTTAACTCTTTTATAGTGTCAGAAAAACCTTCTAAGTCTTTATCAAAGAAATACTCTGCTCCTTTAGGACGGTTAGGAATACTCTCTTCCATATCGTCTGTGTCCATGTCACTGTAGTCAAACTCTTCTTCAATAATACTATCCCAAGACCCTAAGAAATCAGAGACTGCTGCATCAGAATCAGTATCATCAACAGAAGCAGATCTTCTTAAACTGTTTCGTATACCTTGCCTGGCTACCTCTGCTTGCTTTTTAACTTTCTCAGAGTACATAAGTCCTTGCTGTATACTCTCAGCTTTGTTAGCTTGTGCCGCCCCTTTCCAATCTGCTATACGTTCAGCATGTATTGAAGCTGCTTTTCTTTCCTGATCTCTGTCTAAACTCATTATCCTATTCCTACTATACTTTTAAATACTTCTTTTAAAAAGTTACCT